TATTTGCTGGAGCTGGTGCTAATGTATATAAAATTAACACAGCTAACACTCCTTATACTTTAGATGCACAGACTTTTGGTGGTTCAGCTACTACTAAAACTAATGGCAACTGGCAGTTTACAAACTTTAATAATCAGTTCTATGGAGTACAAGCAGGTAATCAACCAATAAATTATGATGGCACTACATGGAAAGATTTAGAAGATGTAGGTAGTTATCACAAACCTACTGGCGTTACTACTTTTACACCTTCTTGTATTCTAGGAGATTATGGTAGAATATGGGTAGGGAATATAGGTGAAAACAAAGATGTAGTTTATTACTCTGATACATTAATAGGTCAAACATTTAATGGCGGTGCGTCAGGTTCAGTAGATTTAAAAACTGTATGGTCAGGTGATGAGATAACAGCACTAGCTTCTTTTATGGGCAAGCTAGTTATTTTTGGTAAGAATAACATTGTTATTTACAACGACCCTTGGGACCCATCAGCATCTACTTTTCAATTAGATGAAGTTATTGAAGGTGTAGGATGTGTAGCTAGAGATTCAGTACAAGTCATTGGTGATGACATTGTATTCCTAAGTTCATCAGGTGTACGTTCACTAGCACGTACAATGGTACAAGACAAGATGCCGTTGACAGATTTAAGTCTAGCTGTTAAAGATGAAATAAGAACACATATTGTCACTGCAGATTTAAACAAAGTTAAAGCTCAGTATGATTTATCTACTGGAACATATATATTAAGCTTTGGTGGTAAAAATATTGTTTATGTGTTTGACTTTAAAGCTACAACACCTGAAGGTGCTCCACGTATAACAACTTGGAACTTTGATTCTAAGAAAAATCCTGGAGCTTTTTTATCTACTGATGATTTTTTATATATAGGTTTAGGAGCCACTACTTACTTTGGAAGAGTAGCTACTTACTCAGGGTTTTATGATGTAGAAAAAGAAGATGTTACTGCTACTTATGGTACATCAGGTGCATGTACTACTGCTGGACACACATGGGAATCTACTACAAGTAAATGCTATAAAGATATAGATAATTCATATCAAGCAGATTTTAAAACTACGTGGTTAGACTTTGAACAGCCGGGTATATCTAAGTTTTTAAAAAGATTCTTAGCTATATGGTCAGGCGGAAAGAACACAAATGTAACACTTAATTGGTTTAGAGATTACAATGTTACTCCTACATCAGCTAACTTTACATTAGACCCTACTACTGGTGGAGTCAATGCTTTGTGGGGACAAGGTAAGTATGCAAATGCCAAGTATGCTCCTGCCTTCCAACCTACAGAGTACAAAGTATCTATGTCAAAAGCAGCTAAGGTTGTTAGACTACAGATAATACAAACAGTATCGGGGTTTAAAGCTTCTTTACAAAACATTTCTATTTGGGCAAAACAAGGAAAAATACGATGAGTGATTATAATTTACAAATATCTTGGTCAGGTAAGGATGCTTTAGCAGACTCAGACCCTGACAAAGTAGTCAGTGGTGGTGATTTTAATACAGAGTTTCTTGCAGTTAAGACTGCTGTTAACTCTAAAGCAGACTTAGCAAACACAAGTCAAGTAGTCACTGCTGCAACTGCAAGTGCAGGAACTAATACTAATCAAGTAGCAACAACAGCGTTTGTTACAGCAGCTATGACAGCAGCAACAATTAATAATTTAGTTTATCCAGTAGGTTCTGTATATGTTAATGCAACAGTTAGCACAAACCCAGCTACTCTTTTAGGTGTGGGTACTTGGGTAGCATATGGAGAAGGCAGAGTTCCAGTAGGTAAAGCAGGAAGTGGTACATTTGATACATTAGGAGCAACTGGTGGTGCTGAAACAGACTCACATACATTAACTGAAGCTGAAATGCCAACACACTACCACGATTCAATTCATGGTTTTGCAAATGGCACAAGTAGACCAGATAGTTTTATTGGTATTGATGGCAATCTTGGTGGCGGTAACTTTGGTGGTGGAACAGATGATGATGCGTGGGGTAGTTCTCAAACTAAAACAAAAGGTGGCGGTGGAGCACACACTCACGATATTTTACAACCATATATAGTAGTGTATATGTGGAAACGCACAGCATAGGAGAATAATATGTGGGGAGCAATAGCTAGTTCACTGATAGGTGGAATAATGACAAACAGAGCAGCTAAGAAAACTGCTGAAGCACAACGACAGGCAGGTGAACAAGCATATCAAAGGTCACTTCCTAGAGGTGTTAGTGGTTTATTTGGTACATTTGGTTATGATGAACAAGGTGGTTCAACTATGGCTTTAAGTGATGACTTACAAGCACAGTATGATGCACTAATGGGTAGAGCAGGAGCAACTGCTTCACAGATACAAGACTTAGACCCAATGGCGTTACAGCAACAATTGTATAATCAACAGCTAGGATTACTAGCACCTGAACAAGAAAGGCAATCATTGGCTCAAGAGTCTAGGTTACTACAACAAGGTAGGCTAGGTAGTACAGGTGGTGCAGGTCAGATGCAAGCACTACAGGAAGCACAAGGACAGCAAAGACTTGGACTATTATCTAGTTCTTACGCTACTGCACAAAATACATTAGACTCTATGAGAGCAAGAGAAATGGCAGACAGACAAGCTGCACTTGGTATAGGCAATCTTCCATTAGCTTATGCAGATGTCAGTAGAGGAATGGCAGGATTAGCTGGAGCAGGTGGACAATACGCAGGTAATGCTGCACAAGCAGCTGCACTTGGTCTTGGAGGTACACAAGCAAACTTCTGGGCAAACGCTATGGAACAGTTTGGTGATAGAGAGTATAAAGGTTTTAATAATTATATGAGTGGTTTATTTAACAGAAGTACAACCGGTTCATCACTACCTTTTTCAAGTTCTAACTATGGACCTGCAGGTGGACCAATTTATAATAGAGGATAACTATGGCAACACAAGGAATGTTTTCAGGCTTAAACAAATATGAAGCCGATTTAATAGACCAAGCAAATCAAAGAGCAGCTTCCTCAGCCAATGTAGGTACAGGATGGCAAGCAATTACTAATGCTGCAGGTAGAGCAGGCGGTATGATTGGTCAAGCAGTAGGTAGAGGTCTTGGTGGTGTAACAACTGCTGAACAAAGACTAGCTGATTTTCAAGGTATTGTATCTAGCGTTCCTGACTTTGACCCTATGAATCCTCAAAGCTTACAAGCAATGTCCTCAGCATTATGGCAAGGTGGTTTCTACGACCAAGCTAAAGATATGATGGACACAGCTAACGTGTATTCAAGAAATTTAGCAGAGCTTGCAAACCTAGAAGCACAGACAGGTTCAATTGTTGCTGGTGATAACTTAGCGGAAATGAAGTTTAACTTATCTAAACGCTACACTGAATCACAAATGGAGCAAATAGACCAAGCAATTGCTGCGTCTAAAGCAGGTGTAAGCAATCAAGAAATATTAACTAATTTAAAAAGTGTATTTCAAGATGTTGATATACGCAGGGTTGAACAAGTTATTAATGCTTCTAAATCTCAAGTAGAGTTAGCAGAACAACAAATGGATTTAAATACAGAGTTAAATGCAGCTAACATTGAGAGAATCCAACAAGAGATTGCAGCTTCTAAGAGTGGCGTAACAGTTGATGAAGCACGAATAAGAGGAATTGAGCAAGACATTCTTCAAAGTGAAGCTATGATTGGTAATCTTGATAAAACAGAGCTAACTAAAAACTATAAGTTTGCTGTAAACAATGGAGGGTATGAGGGAAGCTTTGAAGATTATCAAAAACTAATAGCTAACCTTAAAACTATTCAGAAAGAAAGCTCTATTAGTCTTTATGAGTATGCTAAGTCTACTGCAGGTGGTTCATACAAAGGAACACTAGAGGAGTTTGTTACCAGTATTACAGGTGTAGATTATAAAAAAGCAGTGGCTGCAGAGAGAACTGCTGCTGACGACCTTGACACTGGGTACTATACTATGAGTGCCCGTGTACAAACAAAAATTGTTGACTATTTAAAAGATGAAATAGACCAAGGATTTTTTTCTTATAGAGGTTCTAAAGTTTCTCCTACTGATGTTGAAATGGCAGACATAGCTGATAAGCTATATCAGATAGCTAAAAATACAGGTAAAACTTTTCAAGTTGTTTGGAACCATTATGGAAGAAATGTTGATTATATTATGGACCTTCCTATAACAAGGTCATTAAAACCTTACAACCCTATGAGTCAAACTTCTCAAGGCAGTGGTTCTTCTACAATGATAACAGACTAATATGCCAGCAGGAATCCCTATAGGTTACTCTTCAAGAGCTGAGTGGATTAGAGATAAACAAAATAATCTATCAGTAATTTCTAATAATCCTCTTAAAAAAGTGGAGGATGATTTAGTAGAAGATGAAATCAATCGAATAGAATCTGAAGGATGGATGCCATCAGGACCTTACTTGGATGTAGGAGATACAGCATATGGTGTTACAAGTGTATCTCAAGCTGAAAAACAAATCCAATCTCTTGAGGAAGTTAATCAATTAAACAAAACATTCAGTGAAGATGGAGAAGCTGCTGATTATTGGACAAATGTTTATGCGGAAAAAAGAAATGAGTATCAATCTTTGTGGAAAGAGCTAGATGAGAAAGGTGATGAGCAAGGAAAAATAAATCTTAACACTCAATACCAAGCTATCCTAGACAAAAGAAAAATGTTTTTAAATGATACTATGTGTACATTTGAAAAAGGTGGTAAAGATTGTGCGGAAGGTTCCGTTAACTGGATGGACTCTATAGGTACAGGTCTTGATTTAAAAGGTGGAGAAGAGTTTACTATTCAAGATATGAAAAGTAACAGACCACTTCTTGAATCTTTACAGAGAACATATGGTGCTTATAACAAAGATAAAAAATTAAAAACAAAAGATGAGTTAATAAACGAGTGGATAAGAGCTCAACATTTCTTTGAATACAATTTTGCTAAGAAAGGTATAGAAGGTTTAAAATCTTTAAAGATGACTGATGAACAGAAACAAGACTTTGCTGTTCAATGGGTTAACTTTCAAAAACTATTAGGCAGTGAAGATGATGGTGGCATTAGTCTTTCAGCTAAATGGGAAAACATTACACCAGCTATACTGTCAGACCCTACTACTTATTATGGCGGTAATATAGTTAGACAACTAATTAAGTTTGGTGGTAAAAAACTATTAAAGAAAGACTTAGAAAAAGAAGTTGTAAAAACAGGCATTAAAAAGTTTTTATCAGGAAGCATAGCAAAAGGAGCTAACAAAGGATTTAAAGTAGGTGCTACCTACATGGCTGCTGATAATCTATCTGACCAAAGAGTTCTTATACAGGGTGGAGTACAAGAGAATGTTAATCTTTTAGACACAAGTATTGATGCTCTTGCTGGAGGTATAGCAGGCTATGGTCTTGGTATTGGCATAGGCGGTGGTTCCGCAGCTGTAAAATCAACTTTAAAAAACTTAGCTGATAACTATTTAATAAAATCAAATTTAAATAACCAACAAGTTATAGACGAAATAGGATTAGCTGTTCAAGATGAGAAGTCCTTAAAGAAGTTTCTTAAAAAAATAGGATGGAGTTCTAAAGACGTTAAAGCAGAAGTAGTTAAAAAAAGAGCAGAAGGTTTTGATTATGCTGTTCCTACTGTTGTTAGAAACTCAGAAGAAGCTATACTAGGTACTCCAAGTAAAGAAAAATTTATAGCTGAACAATCAACCCTAGTTACTCCTAGAACACAGAGATTAGCTGAATCAGAACTTATTCCTCCTCGTAAAGTAAAAACACCTGATGATGTAAAATACAATGATAGTATATTAAGAGCTAGAGATAGAGTAGAAAAAACTGAAGCAGGTGAAAAAGCTCTTATGGCAGACATGGTAAATGTAGGCAATGTTGTGTTACCTAAGTTTAACAGGTGGGGTTATAACACTTATAAATTTATTAACGAGCAAGTACATGAAGGACTTGCAAGAACTGTATATGGTCCTGATATTCAATTAATAAACTCAGGTGCTAGAAATTTAGGTGAAGCTATGTATGGTGCTAATGTAGCTATAGATATAAACGTAGCTAGAATTAATGGTAAGATAGCGTCTTTTATTAAACAAAATAAAAAAGAATTAGGAGATACTAATCGCCTTATAGAGAATGGAGTTAATGCTAAAGGTGTAACGCCTGTGCAAAAACAATATATTAATATGATTCTTAAAGACAAAAAAGCTGTTCTTACTGATGCTGCTAAGTCAGGAGTTATTAGTAGAAAAGATTTTAATAAGTTTATAAAAGATACTTCTTATGTTCCACGTATATGGAACACCGCTTACTTAACCGACCCTAAAGGTGCAGCTGAATTTAAAAATTACCTTCAAGCTGCATTAAAGAAAAGTCCTAAGTCTACTGAAAAACTTATTCAAAATATTAGTGGAAGTAAAGAATATACTAAAGAGTTTTTAAGTGGAGAGATGAGTGCTAAAGATATTAAACGTCTTTGGTTTATGAATGCAATGGATAGAACAAACATTAAACGCTCTACCCACTTAGAAAAAACTAGGAAGTTTGTTATTCCTGCAAAAATGGAACGTGACCTTGACCCTTTTATGGCTCCAGCAGCTGAAAGATGGCAGATGTTTTTTGCTGACACTATTAAAAGAAATGAGTATGCTAAAAGATTTGGTGCTAATGATGAAAGAGTAACAAAGTTTATTAGACAATTAAGAAAAGAAGGTAAGACAACAGAAGAAGTTGATGCTGTAAAAGAAATTTATTTTACTGCTGTAGGCGACCCCTTAAAGTCTGCAGTAATAAGAAATGTACAGGATGTTAATTCAAAAATGTCAGGAAGAGCTATCTCTAGGATTAATGCTTTACAAAATCATAAGCTAGGACTAGCCTTTATTCCTAACGCTACACAGACTTTTGTTAATGGAACAACTGAGCTTGCTCGTTCAGGTAATTTAGTTACACTACCTTATAAAGCTATAAGCTCCCTAGTAAGAGCTATAGTAAAATCACCACAAGACATGGCTGATATTAACGCTGTAGGTGTACTAGGAGATATGGACTTAGCTAAGATAGTTACTGAAAATTCTCCTTCAGCTCGTATTATTGATAGAGAGTTTAAAGGTCCATTAAAATTTTTAAATGAGCCAACACAGTTTTTAAGAGCAACTGGATTCATGAGTGTTGAAAGACTTAACAGAAGAGGTGCTGCTGTTATGGGAGTTGGTCATGTTAAATACTTACACACTAAACTACAAAAATTAATTAAGAATGGTAAAGGCGATTCAAAGATAGCCAATAAATTACAGAGAGAAATGAAAGAGTTAGGAGTAGCTGACCCTTTAAGAACAGAACTGAGTTCCCAAGATATAGCTATTGCAGGTCACATGTTTAATAAAAGAGTAAACTTTTCAGGCGAGTCTGCTACACTTCCTGTTAACTGGAGTAAACCTTGGTATAAACTAGCTACTAAATTTAAATCATTTATGTTTTTTCAAGCTAGGTTTTTAAAAAGAAGTGTTGCTGATGAGTTGTTTATTAATAAAAACCCTGCACCATTATTAACTTACATGGCGTTTGCGGGCATAGGCGGTAATGCTATTGAACAGGTAAGGTCATTGTTAACTGGAAGAGATATAGAGGAAAACAGAAACGCATTTGAAATTCTTATACAGGGTATAGGAAACGCAGGGGCGTTTGGTTTATGGATGGACACATTAAAACAGGTAGGAGAAAGAGGAGCTGCTGCTACTGGAATAGTTTTTGGACCTACAGTTTCAGATGTTTTAGACACCTTTAGTGACTTAACAAAAGCTGATATAGATAAAATTATACTAAGACTTGTTCCGAACATTCCGGGCAAGGGATATTTAAAAGACGCATGGCGTGACATATAACGGAGATAAAAATGGCAGGAATGTTTAGTAATAACAACGGTGACTTTTCTTGGAACTCTGAAAAGATATTTGATAACTTAGGAGTTGAAGAAAAAAGACAAGAGTATTTAAGGGACCTAAGCGGTACTGGTAATAAAGAAAGAGAAATGGCTAGTCAGATTAGAGAGTTAAATAGAGATGAGATGATACAAATCTTACATCAAATACCAGAGAAAGCAGACAGAGAAGATTATATTAAAACTTACTTAGGTGTTGGTAAGTATTAATGTCTAACCCTATATACATAGCAGGACTGTTATCTCAATACCTGCCTGAGCGTGCCATAACTGGCGTTCTAGCCAACATTGCTGTTGAAACAGGGTATACCTATGACTACACTAAAAAGCAAGACAATGGACCCGGATATGGACTCTTCCAATTTGACTATCAAAAGCCATACTATTTTAAATACTTAGAAAACGAAGGGTTACAGGACTCAGCTGAATCACAAGTTAAGTTTATGGCTGATGCTGTATATAATGATAACTACGATGCTAAAGGAAACTATACAGGAGCATTAGAGATAGGAGGAAAGGCTAGGAAAGCCATACGGAAGTCTTTTAATGAAGGTTCTACTGCTGATATTACTAAGACTTTTTCTCAGCAATATGAGAAGCCTAGTAAGCCTAACATGAAAGAAAGGTTAAAATCAGCAGAAGATTTTGATAAATTTAAAGGATTGTTTACAAACCCTTCAAAGTTTCTATAAGTTTAACTAGGTTAACTAGCTGTAACTTACTTGCATTATTGTCACCACCCATTACACTTTTCTTAGGTAACTTAGGTAGGATTTCTTTTAGTTTATCTACAGGAAACACAAGGCTACATATTAACTCGTTGTTAATTGTTAGGTTATGTAC